GTACGGTCTCGGTCAGGATAACTGTCGTCAATCTGTTCTCTTAACTGAACGGCTGACTTTGATAGCCACCATTTCATCCGAGTAATAGAGCCGCTTCATCGGCTGTGATGCCTAGACGCTCAAGTAGTGCAGCCTTAGCGACAGCACGCTGGGCAGCAATGCGGTCATCTTCTGCCTTAGCATCGGCCGCTAGTTCTGCCTGATAGGCAAGCTCGGCCACTTCTGCATCTGTTAGCTCGATCTCTAAGACCTCGCCAGTAGTGCAATTAACTTCGATTCGGGTTGGATTAGGCATTTGAGACTCCATATAGGTAGGCGGTTGAGTATTGGACAAAGTTTCCATATACAGGATCAAAAGTAATACTTGATATTGCTTCTTGTGGTGATTTTGTCCACAATCCTGCAAGCATCACTGCATAAGCAGGGTTTCCGTTATTTTCTGAAACTGAATCATAGCTCAAAGATTTAGCATTAGAAGTAGAAGTATAATTTGGAATATACAATTCAAAATTAGTAAATGTGTTAGAAGTGGAAGTTGCCCCATCGGCATATTGAGCTTCTATTGTACTGCCTGAGTATGAAGTCGCAGTAGTGCCATTAGCCCATAATCTCTTCTCTGAATATGTACCGCCTGAGTTGAAAGTTATTGTAACTGGATCTTCAGTTGCAGCTCTATCTGTTCTCATTGTTGCTTTTATACATAAATCGGTGTACGTGCTAGGGATTGAGGTAAAAGAAATCGTTGCCGCACCGCCCGATCCCACTACTACGGCTGATCCGATTTGAGTAAATGTAGGCATTATGCCGCCTTTATTCCGTAGAGAGTGAAGGTAGAGCCGACAGTGAATGAGCTCGTATTTGTAAATAAAGTGATTGAGGTAATCGCCGAAGTTGAACGCCAAAGAGCAACGTTAGCAGATAATTCTTTTTCTGCAGAGCTGACACGATGAAGTATAGTTTTATTAGTCGTGGTGTTAGCATAGTTCATCACATTGAGAATAGAAATATTGCCATTTGTTGATGTACCGACCGAGAAATACTCTCCGACATAAGTGGCACTAGATGAGCGGCCTGAACCTGCACTTGATCCGTTACCCAATAAATAAGTGTTCGAGTAGTTCGATCCAGTATCGCCGTTTACTTGAAATCTCACGTCAAGGTTTGCAGTCGTAGTGGTGTAATTGGCAATAAGAACTAGATCTGTATAAGTGCCTGGAATCGTTGAGAAAGTGAGAGAGCCAGTAGCGCTGCCTAACGTCTTCGCTTCTATCTTCTCATAAGTTGGAGTTGGCATTATTACCCCTTAATCCCATATAGTGCGAATGATGAGTATTGGCCAAAAGTAGAGCTATCAGTTGTAAAAGTGATAGCATTGATCGCTGCTGTGTTTTTCCATAAATTAGACGTAAGGTTTATTTGACCGCTTCCGTTAGCGTCAAACCCTGCTAATGCTCTGCTTGTAGTGTATTTATTTGTATTGGCATAATCTAATACGTCTAGTACGAAACCTTGAAAATTAGGTGAAGTTGAAGTACCGTCAAAGATTCTGAATAGATTACCTGCGGCGGCATTAGCAGGGTTCGCCCCTGTACCTTGAAGCCTATGATAGTAATAATTTGTCGTGGTAGTATCTGAATTAAATTGTATATTGGTCGAACTTGATCCTACAGTTTGAACCATAATTCCTCGTATTTGAAGATGTTTATAGGTTGAAGGAATCGAGCTAAAGGTGATTGTGGCCTGACCACCTGATCCCACTGTGACAGTCGAGATCGACTCATAAGAGTTAGTCGAGGCGGCTACACCTGCATCCAGTATCGCCGCTATATTGTTAAGCATTACCCAATGGCTCCGACGATGTACCAAGTATCTGTGCCGGTCTTGATGCAGGCCGCTGACTTATATTGTGCAAGGGTAGGGGCGGCCGCTACTGCGCCAGCCGATAGAACTGTAGTAGTGCCTGAGGTGACGGCTGAGATGGTACAGACTCCGACGCCTTCGTTAAGGATAGTAATGACAGAGCCGACAGGGATAGCCGCTGTCGCATTGGTAGGGATCTTCAAGGCGATCGCTGTAGCCTTATTCATAGGGACTAGGACTTGATAGGAGTCAGCCAAGACGAGCGTGTAGTCCGCTGTCTGATCTGCCTTGATCTCAAAGGTGACTAGGCCGTTATAGTCTGCAGCCGTAAAGATGTCGCCTGTTGTCGCTGGAAAGCCTGTTGCCATTGTTTTCTCCTAGTATCCCATAATGGATTGTCCGATTATACCGTAAGTCGATGACCCAATGATGAATCCCTCAACTATAGGCTCAAGTGTTGTAACTGTGCACTTCATGCTGTTTGGGGTGATGTCCCATGCTAGACCTTGCACTTGCAAGGTCTTGACTATTGTCGATCCGTTTTCCTGCACATTGGTGATCTGTAGATTATCAAAGTAATCGAGGCCGATCATTGTGTCTGTAGGGACTGCCGTGTCTAATAGATCGACTGTCATCGCATCGATTCTGATTGAAGTCTCGGCTCTAGTGGCGACATAGATTCGAGCAATATCTAAGACTTGAGCATCTGTTTCAGGAATCAGCTCTGTCAGAGTAGTGCCATGAGGAAAGTATTTAGCCGATGAATCAACGTTGGCAACTACTTGAGCAGTGCCACCTGTTCGTGTCATGCTGGCCTGATTGATGATTAGCTTGTCATCAAAAGCATATCTAAGATCAGCATAAGGAATCCCTGTAGTCTGGTTAAACTCTAAAGGTGTTGCCGCTAGAGAGCCGACGACATCGTTTCTATCTTTGAACTCAAAGGTGCCATCTGTTCTTATAAATGCCGCCCCTTGCTCTGCGAACTCTGCCGTCTTCAAGGCTTGCAAAGCTGTCCTAGACGTGCCGGGATCGGCTTGAACTGTCGTCGATCCTGTGTCTGTGATTCGCATCGATGTAGGGAATGAGACTTGATCTAGGATCTTTGTGATGCGTGTGCCAGTAGTCTGACCCGCTGTAGCGTCCGTGACAGTTGCCACGTTAGCCATTTGAAAGAGTCTAAAGGCATCTGAACAGACTATGTCCACATAGCCTAATTCTTGACCAGTTGGGAAAGAGTATTTGTATGAATCGACATAACCTGAAAATAAGAAGTGTTGAGTGGTTGGGGTAGTAGCTGCGACTCGGACTTTGCGTAGTGGAGTCAGGTAGCCAAAATAGGGTGAAGATGTGTTTTGAGGATTAAATGCGCCAGTCTCGTCGATGACTCGGACAGTACATGTTCCTGTCTCATAAGTGTCGCGCATAATGTTTCTTCCGCGCTGAATCTTAATTGATCGAGTGACGCTGCTTAGATCGACTACTGGATCAGGGACTTCCGTTGCGGCGAACTGAGATACGCCGATGACGCCATTGATCGGGTCGCCAACCGTGAAGGGGTATCCGAAGGTCGCCGATTGGCTAAAGTCGAACGAAACCGAAATGGTTGCAGGTAGGGTCATTTGATTGACGGCGCTCCGCGTCCGTTGTATCTACTGACATCGCTGAATGTACCTGATAGCGATTGATTGACCTGAGCATTTGTGACTGCTCCGCCAACTACATCGCCGTCGAGAACTACCTGTACGTTTACAATAGCGTCAGCGGTTGCACCAGCGCCTATCGCTCCTAAACCTAAATAGTCGTTGCCTGATCTTCTGGTAATACCTGCACCCTGTTTAACGTAATCAGGCACATTAAAATCAGGGACCATTTCTCCATAAGGTATACCAAATGGATTCTTAGGTGGAACCCAGTTACGATAAGGATTAGGCGCTTCGGGAGTTGCCAATAGCGCAGCAGTAAGTTCTTTGTGTCGCTTAACTGCTGCTTCTAATTCTCCAGATAACTTTAAAGCCGCTGACTCATTCTTATCAAGCAAGGCTAATTGAAGTCCGAGAGATAGGCGATCGGTTTCGCTTATGTTATTTCGTAAGGCTGCGGTTATACTAATTCGATCAAGGTCTAAAGTTTTTGAAGCCTTAGTCAAAGCGTTAGATTTCTTTTGTGTGTCGAGAGTTTTTTTCTGTAACGCTGCTAATTCTTTAGCACGTTTGGCTGCAGCGGCTTCTGCCTTTTTACGAGCTGCATCATTTGGATCAACATAGCCAGGCCCAAGTGCTGATGATGGGTAGCCGCCCATACCAGCAACGCCTTGTGCCTTTTTGCCATAAGCAGATAGAGCATCTAAAAGTTTTAATGCCTCACCAGCCTGAGGAAACAGAGTAGCCAAAATGCCTCTTGCACCGCCGACCTTTCCTATAAGATCAGCACCAGGCAAAGATTTTAATTTATCTCCTAAAACGGCTATACCATAGATGGCATCGCCAACATAAGTAGCAAGTTCTCCCATAGAATCGGCTAGTGGTTGAATGGAGTTACCTTCACCAGCTAACAATGACAAGCTATCCATGAGGCTCTTGCCTATGGTTTCGCTTGCTTCATTGGCGGCATTAGACAAAATGCCCATCTTGCCAGCGTAAGTAGTTAGATACTGAGCATTGGCACCAGAGAATTGCTTAGTAAGTTTTTCTTGAACGTCTGCAAAGCTCATTGTCTTTAGCTCTGCTTGAGTAAGTCCTAGTGAGTATTTGCGAAGGCCGCGAGTCTGACCGACGTAAGCCATCGATAAATCATTTACAACTGTTTCAAAATCGACACCACTACCGGCGCTTATGTCTAAGGCTTGAGTAAGTAGCTCAGTTGATTTAGCTAATGAACCCGTAGTGGTCAAAAGTTTCTGCATTGATGGACGAAGCTGATCGTCGGCGACCCCCGAAGTGCGAGCTAACTGACTTATGAATTCTTCAATGCGTGGAGTTTCAAAAGCAAGACCAAGATTCTTCACGGCTATAGCTAAACGCGATGCGGCCTTTTCGTCCTCGATAAAGGCTTTAGCAGCATTCTTGGTAAATCTGAGAAGCTGAGTCGCTCCAAAGGTAACAGCCAGTTGAGCGCCTAATTTCTTAACGCCTTTTTGTAAAATGGATGTGGCGCTGGTGGCTTCCTTAAAAGCCTTCTTGCCTTTGAACTCACTGACTATATCAGCGCGTAATTCAGCCATCAGATTTTGCCTCTCGCGTTAAACTTAGCGGCTGCCTTTTCTAGCGCCTTGATTACTCCCACCTTAGCCTTGCCTTCATCTTGGCTATAAGCTTTGAACATTGCTCGGCCTTGCATCTTGCCTGATCCTGAAAGTGTGCCCTGTAAGCGTGGAGTGAACTTGCCTACATTACCCGACTTGCGACCTGAAGTTTCAAAGATTGCGCCTGCAGCGGTTTTATTGTGAATTGATACTGTAGAGATCCAGCCTTGTCGATTGGGTTTAGTAGGTGTCAGTTTATAGCCTACGCCTCGACGTGCCTCGCTTGCGTCATACATTGGAAAGGTTGCAGTTTTAACTTCATGCTTGACAAATCCGGATGGCATGGAACTGTTGGACGGCATAAACCCACGAGCCTTCTTGACGACTGGCTTTAGGAATCCAATCATTTCGTCGCGAAGCTCTTTGTCTAGATCAGGCGAGAATTGCTTAAGAGCCTTGCGAAAAGCGTTAGCGCCTTTTAGCTCTGTAGGCATCGCTCTGCTCCTTCGCTCGGTCTTTCAACGCTTTCAATAACATTTGAAGCATTGATGGATCTAAATCGATCAAATCTTGTGGCGGGATAGCCGTCTCAATACTCAAACGAGCAATGAGATAGTGGATGCTATCCCTGCCTAAGCCAAAGGGTCAGACTCAGCAACCTCGACACTCTTGAGAGTTTCAAGGAAAGAATCCCCAAATGGCTTGACTGTGGCTCCACTTAACCTAAGGCCTTCCCATGCAAGCCAATAGACATCTGACTGCTTTTCATCATCGCGAAACGCTTTGTGAAATCCCTTTTTAGCATATAGCTCAAACGCGTATTCAAGGCGAGGTGTGATCTCGATCTCGGTAACGCTGTTGTCCGCTAGTGTGACTATTAACTTTGCCATGCTGTGCCCCTTTGTTTAGTTTCTTAGAATGTGCCTGTTGGTGTAACTGCGATAGTACCAGAGACGTTAAAGGAAAGGCTTTGGACACTTAGGTCAGCGACGCTTCCGTTGATATCGGTGGTGTTGTTGATAAGGCATGTCATTGTATAGAGTGGGTTTGTCGCTGATACAGCGGTTCCCTTTTCCTGTAGAAGCACTACTGTGACGTTGGTTCCCCATGCAGCTTGCAAGGTAGCAAGTACGTTTGCAGATGCGGTGTCATTAAGGAAATCGATTGTGACAGATGATGCCTCAAGGCCTTTGACGAACTTGTGTCCGCCATCGCCCATCGCTGTTACTTCGAGTTCATCGAAATTGCGGTTGAGTGTTACAGCGGTGACATGATCAGAAAGATCGACAGAGTTAACCTTCACGCCGACCTTGTTGTTTAGAAATACAGCCATGAGATTATTCCTCTTCCTTCTTGATAGTTACTGCCTTAGGTGTTGATGGTGCTACCTGCCCGATCTTGATCAGGAAGGCTTCTTGCTCTTTTTCCCACTCGGACATTTTAGCTCCAACTCGTTAGGACTGAGATATTGATGTTACATGTAAGTAGATCACCTGAAACGGCACTAAGGACAGCCGGAGCCGATACCTCTGTGACGTTGTAGGTGTATGAGGATGCAGCGAGTAGATTGAACACTCGGACTACATTGTCCTCAATTCCATTTAAGTTGCCTTCGTTATCGAGCAACGGCACCATGACTGAGATTGTAAAGTTAGCCATTGGCGAGATAGATGCGTGCCATCCGTTAGACGGCGAAATGTAAGGATCGGCTGGAGCGACGATCACGCTGTTAGCAATAGGGGTTGCAGGTGGGAAGCTAAAGACTGACCACTTAGCATTGTCGATAAGGGCTGTTGCTAAACCTGTTCGGAGTGTTGATATGGCGGCCATTAGCCCACCATCGATCTCGGATCGAGATAAGGCGCGATAAGGCCACGGACGCGAGCGAGAAGGGTGTTGCCCATGCGATAAGGTGAAGGCTGATATCCGTCGATGGTTACTCCGCCGGATGATGGTGCTTGACGGCTCTGCCAAATGTCGATCGAGATCATGAGTGCAGCTTCTTGAATTGCTGGCACTGTTGAAGGGTCAAGGTAAGTCTCGGCTGAAAGTAAGCCGTAAGGGTTGATCGGGTGGCGCGGCGTCACGGCGTTATTGTTGCCTGTGATTGCGTAAGTAATTGAACGAGTATCGCGTCCTGTAATAGTTTTTGATCCGTTGTGCTTAGATCCTGCGCCTGTGATGACTACTGTCTCACCGACATATAAAACATCTGTGATTGGATCTGCAAAATAAGATGTGCCTGTGTTAGCTGTATTGCTGTGCCCAATGATAGAAAGGGTATTTGACCAAATGAAAGGGAGAAGTACATTATCCGCTGCATCACAGACGGATTGAAGCGTGGCGTCAGCATAGAGAGTCCCAACGCCTAGGGCGGTGCGAAGCTCTGCAACTGTTGTTAATGCCATGCTCTGATCCTTTCTAAAGACTGGCGGGGTAGAAGGGCACTACCCCGCCAATGACTTAAGGGTGGCTTACGCCTTGTTGTTCTTGAATGCGCCAGCGCCGACCTTGGTAGCGATTGCTCCGAAGCCGTAGTAGCCGATTGTTACCTGTCCTGCTGCAGTTGATTCTGCGCGTAGGCGGTAGGTTGGGCTCTCGTACCATGTGTACGCATCTGGGTTCACGATGAGGATTGTGCCATCGCCATCGCCTGCGTTGGTTGGATCGACGTAGAGGTTAAGACCTGCAACGTTACCTGTAAGAGATGTAGGTGCTACAACTCCGCCTGCGTTCATTGGCTGTGACGCTGTGTAGATTGGGCGTCCTGCATCGTTAAGGCTCATGATGTTAGACCATTGTCCTGTTGATACGACCATGTTGCGAGCGAATGGATTTGGAAGTCCTGCTGTTGCGCCATAGACAGAAGCCGATCCACGAGCAACGATGCCAAGAAGCTCTGCAGCTGTTGGGTATGTAACTGTTGTGGTTGCATCTGCTGTTGCACCTGCGATGAGTGCAGCGTTTACTGCTGCGTTGGTTGTCTTTGCGTAAGCTGCTGCCATGTTGCGGACGAGCTCATCAAAGAATGCTGGAGATGTACGATCTAGCAATTCAACAGAAAATGTCTGTTGTCCTGCGTACTTCTTGACAGATACTGACAAGAATGCTGCATTTTGATCTGTGTCAGAAAATGCTGCGTCTTCTGCTGTCTCTGCAACTGTAGGCATCTGTGTGATCTTTGGGATCTCGAAAGTCATGCCTGCATCTGGAAGAACTCCGCGTGAGATCGCGTCGATTGATGGACGGATAGTTGTTCCGAGTGGGTTGATGATTTCTGAAAGCTGACGTGTAGGAACTAGGCCTGCGTTGTCAGTTGTATTGTCCGCACTTTGAATCCATTGACGAGCTGAGTCGTCTCCGAGTGCTGCGCGAATTGTGTTCTCTGCATACTTTGCAGCGGTTACTTCAATGCGTGGCTTTGTGTAAGCCATTGCTGTTACAGCAGGGCGAGCAGCTTCAACTGCGGCAGCCTCAACTGTAGGTGTTGCTTCGACTGCTGGAGTGGTTTCTTCCACGGTGGCTGTCTCGCTTTCTGTTGGTTGGTTGGTTTCTGCAACTTCGGTTTCCGCTGTTGCGGTTTCCTCGGCTGCAATGCTAGTGATTTGAGCTGACTTAAATGCCGGCTCTGTGACGGCGCTGACCTCGCGCAAGATACTTGAAGTGACGTGTAGAACACCATCTTTAGGTTTAGATGATTTTACTTCTACTCCAACACTCAGACCTGTGACTAGTCCTTCTTGTGCCATCAATAAATAGTCTGTCGCTTTGCTGCTGCGACTTAACTTGAAGGTAGCGTAAATGCCATCCCCTTCTCTAATTTCAAAACTTGAAGCCCGACCCAAAGGTTGCTTTATGTCATGTTGCGCCAAAAGACGCACCAACTTTGCATCTGGAATCTCTATTGAATCGGGTTCAAATATGACGGCGCCTGCGCTTGTGTTTCCAATTTCGCCTGTTCCCATTGGCACAATTTTGCCTGAGATTTCGCGTGTATCCATTGAGGCGGTAAGTTCAGATGCTTCTAAGGTAAAGAAAGTTAGATCGGTCATTGCATGCCTTCGCTTCCATTAGGTGTTAGGTCTGTCATCTCCATCGCTTGTTCCTGTGTGATTAACTGGAGATCAAGAAGTTCACGGATGATTGAAAGTTCTTTAAGTGGATCGGTGCGGAGATAATTGCTATCAAGATCAAATTTCACGATGTTTCCGCGAGCCGTAATGTCATCCATTGAAAGACGATCCTCAATGGCAGAAACGAACGGCTGCAAGGATAGTGTCAGAAATTGAAGCCTTTCGTCTTGGACGTTGGCGTAGGTCATTGTCGTGTTCTGATCTGCCGAGACGTAGTAAGGTGGCACGTTGCAAAGGCGAGCGATTTCTGTTGCAAGATTCTGAATAGCCTCGTTATACATCATGTCCTTAGGGCTGAATCCGACTGCTTCATATTGGAGAGTCGATGTGAGATAGGCTGTAGAACGATTAAGGCGGGCGTTCTTCCAAGCTGAAAGCAATCCCTGTACTTCTGCAGGTGGAAGGTCTGCGCCCGAGTTACGAATGTAACCTGTTGCCATTGGGGTCGCCGCTGCAACTACGCTGGCTTTCTGAATGTCTAGTGCGGCGCGAATTGTTGAAACGCCTGTGTTTAGAATGCCATCGCTTAATGATTGGAATGTGATAAGTGATCCGAGGCCGTCCATTGGGACTGTCGTGCCATCGATTGCGTATGACTTGACGAATACATTATCTCTATCTAGTGTCGCTGTGACTCGGCTGTTAGCGATCCACTCAAAGCGTGATGGGCGACCATCTTCCTGATAAGTCTCGACTACTTGCCAAAATGCTTGGCCGTAGAATAGAAGTGAATCAACTGTGTAGGCAATAGTCACAGAACGGGGCTGTGAATATGAAGGTTGATCAAGCCAAAGTGGCTTTCCTAATTCTTCACCTGTAGACTTTTTGTAAAGCTCGAGTGGGATGGTGCCGATTGTGCCAGCAAGTAGATTGCGGCAACGCGCTAGGGCAGGGACGCCCATTGCTTCGGTGCGACCAACATAAGCGAATTGGAATGGCATCGCATAAGGTGAATACTCACCTAAAACTTGAGGTGCGTACTGAGCCTCGACATTTGCTTTCGGTGCTGCACCCGTAAGGCGCGAAAGGATACCCATAGGGTGCAATTATACACTATGCGGTGTAGATTGCTGCGATCTGTTGAGGTTTCATCAACATACTTACGACCATTGCTAAAGAGATTGGCGCTGACACATCGCCAGCACTCTTACGCTTGACGATACGCCATGACGAATCATTTACCTTAGCCGCGCAATTATTCATCTGTTGAATGAGTTCGGCTTGGCCATTATGGACAACTCTGCCGTGGACTAGACCATCGAGAAGGTCAGAACATGCCTGATAAAACTGTTGTCCTGAAACATCCGTCGTAATCTGTCCGGCATTGGCAAGGCGTTCGCTAATTGATTGTGTCGTGTATTTGTCATAGCAGATCATCTTCGGCCGATACTGATCAGCCCAACCTTTGATGTCAGCTGCGATCTTTAGGTCATCGACTGAGACTTGGCTTTCCCATGTCTGCAAGATTCCCACTCCGATTCTCCCGTCACCCATAATCTGACCAGCAACGAGGCTCGCATTGCGGCGAGATGGAGATACATCGAAGCCAAAGATTGTATAGCCGCCAGCTGGAATCGAGAGCGTGGCATCGCTTGTCGCCTCAAGTACGCCATGAGGCCACGGACTCTGCAGAGAATCAATCCATTGACATAGAAGCTCAGTTCTAGTGTCCTCAATCTTATTAGTTGCGACAGCTTCTTCAAGTGACTCCTCGGTAATCGTGTGTCCTAATGCTGGATTGGCAAATGCCCATCCATTGCGATCTGTAATTTTGCAATACTGTGGCGCTGAGTATTCATAAAATCCAAATGACTTAGGCGGTGCCGATAAAGCGCGTTCTCTCAGATTGTTAAGTGTTTCGGAGAAGGCATCGCCAGCATTGCTAGTCAGGAATGTCTGCGAATTAGGTCTAGCGCGAGTGGTCGGGATTGCCGCGGTGTAGCCATCCTTACTAATCTCTCGGACTTCGTCAATCCATAAAAAGTCGGCGGTTCGTCCACGAGATGAATCTCTGGTATCAGATACGAGATCAAGTGTCGCCCCGTTAAGTAGTTCGATGCGCTCTCCGCCGTTGGCATATCGAATCGCCTTAGTGCCTGCCTTGAGTTGCGGTGCATTCTCGATAATCCAAGCGATCTCACGAAAGGTCATGAGTGCGGTGGCTCGGTTAGATGACATGATCAGATGCTTCATCTCACCGCCATAAAAGAGCCCCCAAATGACGCGCATACGCCCGAGATGGGACTTGCCATTCTGTCGAGCTACTAATAGCAGGGATGTCTTGCGGATGTACATGCCTTTGGCATCCACTCGCATCATGTCGTCTAAGACCCAGCGTTGCCACGGCATAAGCGGTGTTCCTAGATCATCTGCTAGCTTGGCAATTTCATCTGCCCTAGTTTTACCCTTGAGAAGTGGGCTGTGAAGCCTTGCTTTGATTGCCCCTCGTAGCGGCTGTTTACGAGTCGCCACTAGTCAGGACTATCTGTGACTGGTCGGGCTGTAAAGGGTGAGTCCGGCATCGACTTGGACTGCATCGGGTAGATATTGGAAGA